CTTTTTGCCCACATAACCATTGTAAGATTTGTAGCATTGTTTATATCAGTAATATTTCCAAAGTCAATCTTATCATTTGTACCATCAAATGATGTAGAACCTTCACAAGGAAACTTGAGGGTGTCTGACTTATTTGATTTAAAGTCGAGGTATAGTTTAAGGTTGTCCTTAATAAATGATAAGCCACCAGATTTTATTCCGCTGATGGCGTTTGCTATGCCTAAAAACATTTAAGTCCTTAGTATAAAAAAACAATATCACCAGCAGAAACAGCGGAAGATCCACCGCTATCTGTGGCTACTTTGGTTGGTCGTATCGGTAAGATAGATCCTTCAATTGTATTTTGAAACAACACCCAGGCATCACCCATATAAAAGTAATAATCTGCCCCTGTTCCGACAAATACTCCTTTTGGTTTTGGCTGTGCTGAAGTGGTAGAAATGCTAACGGCTTTATCAACCGATCCTAAACCTTTTACAACGGCTATTGCTGATCCACTTGACATAAGTATATCCTTATAGTTGTAGGGCTTGATATATTGTTAATAACGATGTATTAACGGGTATAGTATAATGTGATTACAACGTCTTGGTCAAAATAATTGTTTCTTTTTCTTCTTTTTCTTTTTGGTATCTTTTTTCTTTTTAGTACCCATATTAAAACCAATGATCTGCCTTACTGGTGCTTCGCTTTCACCTTTTGCTACTTTCATTACACCTTTTGCTGTTCTCTTTACGGCACCATATGGGACACCAGCAACTTTACTTGCACCTTCAATAAACTGATCTGCTATCATTAATACCTTTTCACTATCCATTGTTTTGCCATCTGCTAATTTTGACAACCCTTTACCAGCGTGAGCAAATGGATCAAGTATTGCAACTGTACCCATTGGATAAGCCTTACGATATGCAGACCGTATTGCAAATTCAAACCCTTGCCCCCAAAATAATAGTCCGCTAAATGGAAATAAAAATAGACTCATTACTTGTTCATCTGTTTCCCAGTCAAAACCATTACCAATAAAAGTAAATAAAGAAGGTAGTAAAATTTGTCCAACAAATATTTTTCTCCAGTTTTCTAACTTACTTCCTCTACCATAATATAGATTGCGGTAGCCACCAGCAACCATTCTATAATACTGATTTGGAGAAGTCATAAACATTGTAAATAACTTTGCTATACTTCCTCTGCGTTGAAAATCTGCCAGATCTTCCACATCCCCAGCTTGTTGTGATCGTAGTGTTGCTTGTTCAAATTTCTTCATAGCAAACTGTTCAGCTTCCTTACGGCTCTTCCCAGCTTTTAATGCTTGTTTTAAATAATACTTATAGACAGGATATCCACCTAAATAAATAGCCTGTTTATCCCCTAATTTTGTTAAGGCATACATTGCATTATTAAAAAAATTAGCCCCTGTAATAGCTTTTCCTGGCTTTATATTTTGTAAAGCTAACATCATATCACGATCAAACCCTTTATCGTATCTCATTTTTAATACTTCACTTTTAGAAATGATCTTGGTCATTTTACGAAATTCAATTGGGTTTGTTAATTTTAAAAATTCTTTTGTCCAGAAACTTGCGGGTATATCTGCGATGTATGCGGGAATAGATGAAAGCTGTTTTAAAAATACTACTGGATTAGCACCAATTACAGATCGACTAAAATTTGCTCTCATCCAATCCATCCAATCAATCTGCTGGGCACGATCTACGCCACCCCTGGCAATATCATCCATAAATTTATTTAAAACTCTACTAATCTTATCCCCGTGAAAATCCCGTATACTACGGCTTATTTCTCTGCTCATAAATACAGAACGAAGCTCACGCATTACATCAGTATAATGAATAAAATGCTCCATTTCTGTAATGTGTTTCATTAAAGTAGTATCACCATCGATCCAGGCTAATTCTTCTTTATTAGATACTCTTCCTTTTAATGAACCCGCACTACTTACTGATCCCATTGGGGATTTAGATTTATTAAGGGTGTCATCTCCTTCATCTGCTCTGGCTCCTACTCTCCTGGATATTGGTGAGTACATAGCATTCATTGGCATATTTACATAAAATCGTTTTCTAAAGGTTTCATTTACTCTTGCGTAATACATTGGATAAAACTCATACAATTGCCACTTAGCCCATTCCAATACTTTATCTGGGAGTTGTTTTTCTATTTGATCAATTGCTTTTTGAACATCCCATCCCATTTTTTCAAATGTTCCAGCCAGAGTAGGATCTTGAAGTTCCATCCATTTTTTATATGCCTGGTTATAAGTAAGTGTACTGGTAACAAGATCCCCCTTAATGCCCTCTTTACTTACGCCATCATAGTGATCTATGGTTACCGTATTAACTGTATTCTCGTTCAATAGTTTTACGAGTTTCTTTCCTTTAACTCCAAATATTCTGGAAGCATTTTCTTGAAGCATATTTTGCATTTCAACAATACCGTTATACTCTGCTACTCTTGCCTGGCGAATCATTGGCATAAAATACTCGTTAATAAAAGACTGCAATGGTTTACTGTCTTTATCAAATCGACTTAGCTTGTCAAATATATATTCTAATGATTGCTGGTCATTATCAAAATCACCAAGTTTTTTTCTTAAATCTTTAAAGAATCCTTCATCTTTTAACCCTAATTTTTGGGCACCAGCTTGTGTTTGCCCACCTTTACCACCAGTAATCACATCCAATATCTTTTGACGTACTACGCTCATACGTTCACCGTATGCTTGTTGCTCATCTATGATCTGCATACGTCCTTTAGTAATTAAAGCATCTAAACTTTCTGTTGCTTCTGCAATTTGTTGTGGTGTTTTATTTTTAATTCCACCATACTGCATTAGGATATTAATATCTACTGACTGCTGATCAGTTGGCTCACCATCTTGGTTAGCATCAATTATTTTAGTAATAACCTCTAATCTTTCTTCTACCTCTAATGGAGACATTTTATAAACTTCACGAACTTGATTAACAATGTCCTGGACTTCAGCACCTACTTTACCTCTACCAATGCCACCTACTTTTTTGATCTTTGCTTTTTTCTTAATAACCTTATTGAATTTGGCTAATGCACTACGTTTAGATACATTATCTATAACACGATCTATACGCTCCATTGCTGTGCGTAATTCACGAAAACGCTTGGCATCTCGCAATTTTGCAAGTAATCCTGTTACTTCAGACTTTTGATATAATCCTTTTGGTAAGTTTTCCCTGGCATATTTTGTAATGATCTTCTGTAGCTTGGTAATCTCTTTTTCTTTTTCATTAGCTCCTAATCTATATGCTCTTTTGATCCTATTTTTAATTTCTGACTGTGTAATTTGCCGTTCCTGGAGCTTTTTTAATTCTTTCTCAATTGGTGTCGGCTCAGTGGTTTCGATCTGTTTAATGCGAATAATACCAAACAGATCCTTTGCTGTTTTGATCATATCCTCACTATAGCCCAACTTGGCTAAGTCTTGTTCAAAGTCTTTTTTGGTGTAGCTCTTTTTATTGCCTTTTTGTTCTTGGTAAACTTTTGCTAATGGTGTGACTACATTCTTTTCAGCCATCTCGGTAATTCTAAATGTAGGCTGACCTTTTTGAACACTATCTTTCATTAAGTTCGTAATTCTTATAGAGGGTTGAGCATTATCAACCATTACATTTTTATATTTAGATCTAAGTTCTTGTATTCGATCATTCAATTTTTCTTCTTTAATATTTAATTCATCAATATAGGATTGCCTATCTTCTGGTGATAATTGAGAAGGTGCATTCATAGCAACAATTAACTTTTCCTGTATGTCTCTTCTTGTTAAACTCAATCGTTTTATTCGCTCTACAATATTTTTTGGTATTATTCCTTTTTGCGTTGACATATATACCTGGTCAACACTTGCACCAAACTTCTTACCCATTTTGTTTAGGATCTTTTTTATTGCAATGTCATATACCACTTTAAAACCTTGACCACCAATTGTAAGATCATCACCTTCTATAATTCCAGTACGCTTATTGCTATTGCGGATCTGGGTAGCCATTTGTTTACCTAATAATCCTTCTAAGGTAACTTTTTGACCGTTAATAGTTGTTTCGCCTTCTAATGGAATAGTCTGGTTAAATTTGTTTTCTTTGTTTTTTAAACCGTTAATAAT